GGCTTTGGTCAGATCGAGCAGGTGCTGACGGCCTTTTCCGATGTGTGCGCGGGGATTGTCACCGCCATCAGCTGGATTGCGGAGGCGGCTTTGAATGTGGCCAGCGTGATTGTGCAGAACGGGGATCTGGTGATGTCGGTACTGATCGGGATTGCTTCGGCGTTTTTGGTTGTTAAGGCGGCTTCGGTTGCAAGCGCAATAGCCAGCGCGGTAGCGTGGGCGGTTGCCCACTGGCAGCTTGTGCTGCTTGGCGCGGGCTTGGCTTTAATTGCCGCCGCCGTGACCGGCGTGATTCAAAGGACGCTGCAGATGGGCGGTACCTGGGAGGAAGTGTGCGGCGTGATGGGCAGTGTGCTCTATGAGCTGTACGCCGTAATCTACAACGTCGTAGCCGATGCCTGGAATCTGTTCGCCACGTTTGCAGAATTTTTTGCTAATTTCATGCACGATCCTGCCAGGGCTCTTTGCCGCATCGTTTTTGACGCTTTTGACTGGATTTTGAGCGTAGTTGAGAGCACAGCGGGGGCGATTGATGCTCTGTTTGGGAGTAATTTTTCCAAAGGCGTGGCGAGCTTTCGCTCGAAGTTGAGCAGATGGACTGATGACACTTTTGGGGAATATACGATTAAAATAGACCGCATGGAGAAGATCGACTATGGCGATGCATGGCAGCGAGGGAACGAGCTGGGCAGGAAGTTCTACAACTCTGTGTCCGAACTGGGGAACATGAGCATTAATGGCTTCGACAGTTCAGCCCTGAACGGCATCCCCAGCAAGCTGGACGATATCGGCGGGGACACCAAAGCCATCAAAAACAGCGTATCCCTGTCGGAGGAGGATATCAAGCTGCTGGTGGACCTGGCGGAGCGGGAGTACATTACCAACGTCAATCTAACCGCCCAGACGCCTGTTATTACCATTAACAATCAGAGCAGTGGAAACAATGAGCTGGACGGCCAGCGCCTGGCGAACGCCATCAAGACCATCCTGATCGAGGAAGCCGCCAGCCACACAGACCTGTCCTACACGTAGCGGAGGTGGACCATGCAGCAGAATCTATACGGCCTGTACCTGTCCCGCGACGGCACGACCGTCCGTATGCCGGTCAACCCGGAGAGCTACGCCATTGACAGCGACAACAATAACAGCGAGTACAATGTCCTGGGCGTCGGCCCTATCATGATCCCCAGGACCCCTAAGCTGAAAACCGTCTCCTGGTCCGGCCTGCTGCCGGGAAAACCGGACCTGGGGGCGGTGGTCACCGGCGGGGCGTTCCAGCCGCCGCAGTTCTACATTGAGTTTCTACAGGCGGCAATGGCGGACAAGGCACCGGTCCGGTTCGTAGCCAACCGGTACATGGAGGACGGCTCGCCCATCTTCGACACCAACATGGAGGTGCTGGTCACCCGCTTCCAATCGGAGGAGCGGGGCGGGGAGACCGGTGACTTCTACTACGAGATCGCCCTGAGCGAGTACCGGGATTACTCCCCCAAGACCGTCACCTTCCAGCAGACGGACGGCGGCGCGCCGGTGCAGGCCAGCGCGGAGGCCACCCGCTCCGTTCCCAAAGGGCAGCTGACAGTGGGCCAGACGGTGCTGGTCAACGGCGGCTATTTTTACTCCAGCCAGGGGGCGGAGCCCCACGGTACTTTCTCCGGCTTCCGGGGGAAGATCTCCCGCATCGTCACCGACGACCCCCAGCGGGCGTACCCGTACCACATCACGGATGAGAACGGGGCGGCAAAGGGATGGGTCAAGGCGGCGCAGATTCAGGCGGTGAGCGCATGACCTATGAGCTGATTATTCTGGAGAAACGGACCGGAAAAGCGTGGGATGCCGCGCCCCAGGTCCAGAGCGTCAACTATACCACCAACCGCACAGGCTCCCCCGGCACGCTGAAATTTACCATCATCGCCTCCGGCGGCATCTCCTTCGTGGAGGGGGACACGGTGCGGTTTTCCGTGGACGGCCAGCCTGTCTTTCTGGGCTGGGTCTTCACGAAAACCCGCGACCGGTACGCCGTCATCGACGTGGTGTGCTATGACCAGCTGCGCTACCTGAAGGCCAGCGCCAGCTACTGCTTTACCGGGCGCACCGCCGGGGAGATCATCCAGGAGATCGCGGGGGACTTCCAGCTCCAGACCGGGGCGCTGGATGATACCGGGTATGCCATCCCGTCCCTCATCATGGAGGAAAAGACCTGCCTGGACATCATCTCCACCGCCCTCCAGAAGACGCTGCTGGCTACTGGGACGCTGTATACATTCTTTGACGACAGCGGCGCGTTGTCCCTGAAAGCCGCCGGGTCTATGATCGCGGAGGGCGTCGTGGGCGCCGGCTCGCTGCTGACGGACTACCAGTACAAAACCGATATCGACGCCCAGACCTACAACTCCGTCAAGCTCTCCCGGCCCAATGAGGAGACTGGCCGGGCGGATGTGTTCCAGGCCATGGACAGCGCCAATATTGGACGCTGGGGACTGCTGCAGCTGTATCAGAAGGTGGACACCAAGCTCAACGACGCCCAGGTGGAGGCCCAGGTCCGGGCCATGCTGAAATTCCACAACCGGCGTTTCCGCACGCTGAAGGTCCAGGCCCTGGGGCTGCTGGGCCTGCGGGCGGGACAGATGCTGTTTATGGACGTGCCGGGGCTGGGGGACATCGACCTGCGGCAGCTGGTGCTGCTGGAGCGGGTCAGCCATACATTCGAGAACGATCTCCATACGATGGAGTTTGAAGTGCAGGAATTGGGGGACAAGTGATGGATGTTGTGGATATTCTGCATCAGATTTCGGAGGACGCCATGCGCTCCTACGGTCTGGCCGATCTGGCGGTGGGCGCCGTGACCAGCGAGAAGCCGCTGGAGGTCAAGGTCCGGGAGGATATGGCCGCATTGCCGGAGGAGACCCTGTGGCTGACGGTGGGAGTGATCGAGAAGAAGATCCCCGTCCTGAAGCACACCCATATAACCGCCGGATTCCGGCACGACCATGAGCTGCCGGATATCTCTCACGACCATGAGGTATCCGGCCTGTCCCACAGCCACAGCGGAGAGGAAGGGGAGACGGGGTCCGCCCTGGAGGGGTCCTACAGCACGGAGACCGCCCTGAACGAATCCTTCCAGACGGAGACATCCCTGAACCAGGACGCCTTTGAATCGGACGAGCGGCTGACGGACATCAAGTGCTTTGAGGACGGTAAGCCGCTGCCGGTGAAAGATGGGTACATTATCCTGAACCGGGGCCTGGAGAAGGGGGACAAGGTGCTGATGCTGCGGGTGTGCCGGGGCCAGCAGTTCATCATCCTCTCCCGCATCTTTGAAAGGGGGGCACAGAGTGCTGCCAAAGACTGATATCGATTTGTCACGGGGTGTGGTGTTCCAGGACCAGCCCACGCTGACCTGGATCGCCGACACGGTGACCAGCCGCGTTCGCGGCCGTGGGGATGGCTGGGAGGCCATCCGGCAGGCGGTGGAGATCATCGTCAATGTAGAGCGGTTCAAGTGGCAGATTTATACGCCCAATTTCGGCGTTGACTACGAGGGGCTGCTGGGCAATGAACCGGGCTTCGTGGCGTCGGAGCTGCAGCGGCGGCTGGTGGACGCCTTCCTTCCGGACAACCGGATTCTGGGTATCAGGGACTTCGCCTGGAGCTTTTCCGGCGTGAGCCTGTCCGCGTCCTTTACCGTTCGTACGGTGTTTGGGGATGTGCCCAGCAGTGTGGAGGTGGAACTGCGATGATTGATTTTACCCACAAGACCTATCAGGAGCTGTTGAAAGCCCAGCTGGCGAGAGTTCCCAACTCCCTGGATAAGCGGGAGGGCTCCATGATACAGACCGCCATCGGCGCGGGGGCCTACGCTCTGGAGGAGTTCTATCTGGAGCTGGACAAGGTGCAGCGGGGGGCGTACCTCCAGACCGCCGTGGGGCAGGATTTGGACTATCTGGCCGTGCTGGCCAACGTGACCCGGTACCCGGCGTCACCAGCGGTGCGGCTGGGCGTGTTCAACATCGACATTCCCATTGGCTCCCGGTTCTCCACTATCGACGGCGCGGACAGCGTCAACTTCACCGCCACTAAGCAGGTCGGCAGCGGGCAGTATGAGATGACCTGCGAGACCGCCGGGGCCATCGGCAGCCGGTACACCGGACCCATCCTGCCCATTACGTACATCCAGGGCCTGACGTCAGCGGAGATCACCGACATTCTGGTGGCAGGGGATGACACGGAGGATGACGACAGTTTCCGGCAGCGGGCTATTGACGCCCTGACGGAACGGCCCTTTGGCGGGAATGTGGCCGACTATAAACGGGTGGTGCTGGCCATCGACGGCGTGGGCGGCCTGCAGGTCTATCCCACCTGGGACGGCGGCGGTACGGTGAAGCTGTCGGTCATGGGCTCGGACTGGATGCCCGCTTCGCCGCAGCTGGTGGAGATCGTGCAGAATACTGTGGACCCGCCGCCGGACCAGGGCCTGGGCTACGGTACCGCGCCTATTGGGGCGAAGGTGACCGTTGTGGCCCCGGAGGCTGTAAAGGTGGATATTGCGGCGAAACTGTCTGTCGGGCCAGGTTTTGCACTGGCGCAGCTGCGCCTGGGGGTACGGGACGCCGTAGACGCCTATCTGCTGGATATCCGCCGGACGTGGGATAAGCCGGACGCCTCCGGTATGACGCACTATTCCTCCTGGGTATACGCCGCCAGGGTGATCGCCGCCATGCTGGGCGTGGACGGCGTGATCAACGTCACCGGCCTGACCATTAACGGCAGCGCGGAGGATTTGCGGCTGCTGGAGGACGGACTGACGCAGCAGGTACCGGTATTGGGGGAGGTGTCACTCAGTGCCTGAGACCAACATCTGCAAATATTATCCCCACTGGTTCCGGCGCATCCTGGACTTCCAGGCCCTGTGCTATACGGAAAAGCAGGAGCTGCAATTTCTGGCGGAGGCCATGGACCAGATCCACAAAAACCTCTTCGTGCAGACCATGGACGAGGGGACCACGGCCCAGTGGGAGGAGATATTGCGGATTCTGCCGCTGCCGGGGGAGGACCTGGAATTCCGCCGCCTGCGGGTGCTCAACCGGCTGGCCCTGCACCCGCCGTTTACACTGATTTTCCTGCGGGAAAAGCTGGATTTGATTTTTGGGCCGGGGAACTATGAGATAGAGGTGGATTACCCCAATTACACTCTGTATATCGAATCCGCCGTGGAAAACCAGCAATATTTTTCCGAGGTCTCCGCGCTGCTGAATATCATCAAGCCCTGCCATATTGTCTATATCAGCCGCCCCAGGATTGAGAAAGGGCTGCTGATAGCGGAGCGGGCGGCCAGCGTGGAGATCAACTACAACTATATCCTGGGCCGCTGGCCCCTGGGGAAGAAACCCTTTGTGAGTATTTTAGAACTGGAGGCGCTGAAATTGGAGACACAGACCAGCATCAAGCCGGTATTTCTGAGCCAGACCGCGTATCTGGCGGCCCAGGACGCAGCGGCGGCGCGGATCAACGGCAGTATCGTGGTTACCGGGCTGACGTATTCGGTCAGCGGCAATGTGGGCTCCGTATTCTACCGGGTGTACCGGGAGCAGGCGTCCGAGATCACCCAGGTGGAACTGCTGGACAAGGACGGGGAGGTGCTGACCGCCAGCGCGGTGTATCTGCCTGTGCTGGAGGATGTCGTTGTTTTGCGGCATACATTCGCGGTAAAGGAGGGTGTGTGATATGGCAGAGAATCTGGCGGCCCCGCTGCCTGCGGATTTGCCGGAGGACTGGGTGGTGGAGCAGATCATCGCCCCCACCGGGGAAGAGGTGGGGTTGAGCCATCAGCACGGGTACAACTACCTGATGGAGATGGTCAATAGGGCCCAGAGGAGCGTGAACCAGATCAATGAGACCCTGGCTGACGGTGTTGGCGGTGGGTTCGTCGAGATGGAGGAGTCCATACCGGTCAGTGAACGGGTGGATGATACGCTGTATGGGTTGATTTTGAAGACATATGAGTGAGGAGGCGGAGTATGGCGATCACAGCTCCTGGTAATTTCACGTGCGGAAAAACGGAGGTACATGCAGGCGAAGAAATAACGTGTACCTGGACAGCTTCCAGCGGAGATTTTGACCACTACCATATCATGTTTGCGTATCCAAATGCCTTTAGAAGTTTTTACGTCAACAAAAGCGCAACATCTTGCCGCCTTACGCTCGAAAGCGGTGGGGACCTTACTCCGGCAGGATATGACACCAGAGTATCAATTCGTGCGGAAAAGGGGCCGCAAAATATGCCCACGGAAACCAGCGAAGCAGCGTGGTTTGATCTGTACTTTATTGTAGACCCGCCGGTTCAACCGGGCGTTCCAACGCTTTTAAAGCCCTCTGGTTTTGAGTATATGGGAATCGGCAGCGATGCCGGCGGTGAACTGGTTTACGATAAAAGAACAACAGTAGATATTGGTGAGGTGGTGCGCTTCCGGATAGACGTCCCGGCAGACAGCGGCGCGGATTTTTGTGCCCTGATGGGAAAATATAACGATTCTACCTATTTCTTTTCCAGCGCGGATGTCCCTGATATAGGCGTAGTAGTTTACCCTGACGTTCGATTGTTTGAAGTAAGTTTTGGGATCGATATCACAGCCGGCGGAGATATCAGGTTTTTGGCGTTTACAGGAACGGGCGACCCCAATAATCCCACGAACACTGCATATGCACCAAACACTATAACACTGCATGTAAATCCATTGCCAATCCAGTTTCCTCCCGGCGGACGTCTGGAGCAGCTGGAGAACCGCGACGCGAAGCCGGTCTTCCCGCTGACCGTCACGGAGGGCGTGTTCCGGCAGAGAGATGGGAAGAGCCTGGAGCGGGTGCTGGC